CATTTGTCGAAGGCAATTGCCACTTCGACCAAAAGAATCCCCATAAGCAAGCTGCTTCTGTCGAACAAGTTCTCCAACATCGTATCCGATATCTTCATAGTTTTTAGGGTTATTGTTGCTCATCTTTGATTCTCTGTAGATCCGCTTTGATTTCCAGTAGGGCATCGAGCCTTCCCTTAGCGTAGTCTCGGAAACCTCTACCACTATCCATTAGAGTGCTGTTGTTGTAGATATTCAACCACTCTTGAACATTTTTATCCACTTGCTGCTTTAATTCGCTCAACATATACTTTCTACAATTATTCCAGCTTTTGTCAAAAAGGCTATTCCGTCAGAATGATAGTTCTCATGGTAGACAACACGCTTTATTCCAGACTGAATAATTAGTTTGGAACATTCATAGCATGGTGCCATCGTAACGTATAATGTAGCTCCTTCTGAAGAACTTGTAGACCTTGCTAGTTTAGTTATAGCGTTAGATTCCGCATGAAGAACCTCTGGTAGAGTTTTCCAAGTAATGGGATGCTCACAAACATTCGAGAATCCCTCGGGAGTTCCATTATATCCTTCTGAGATAATGTGCGTATCTTTTACAATAATACAACCTACCTTGGCTCTATTAGCATAAGAGAGCTTGGCTAACTCTTTTGCCATAGCCATGTAAGTGTTGTCTAAGTTTTGTTGTGTTGCCATAGTATCCTCGGTTACTACATAATAGTATGGAGATGTTAAAACTATGCCACTAAGACCAATATTACCTCAAGAACCTTTAGTTATATTAAATGCAGCAGTAGACCGTGATGGTGTCTATTGGAAAGGCTCACAGCCTAACAATTGCTCATTGACTAGCACTCATATTATAATGAACGGAGGTCGTGCAGGACTAATCTCTGATATGTCTCCTGTGTTTACTAATCCCATTCTTCGTGATGTTTTAATCACAGTTAAGAAGGGAGATAAAATGACCACGATGTGGGGAGTTCGTCGCCACCAATTAAGAAACCCACAAACTATAAGAGTTCGTGTTGTAGATACTACTCGTCCTGCCTTGTTTGAAACTTCAGGAATTACCTACATGAAAGAACACGCCATATACGATGAAATCGAAAGTGGCGAAGCATTGTATGAATGTTGCTCTGGAGACAACATTCCAGCCCAATTACTACAGATTCGTCTTGCTGGTAACAGGTCTGACCCAAAGTGGGCCAATCCAAGACACATCGTCGTTACCGACATTCATGGAAATGAGATTGGACAAAAGAGAGGTTTAGCTAGAGCAGCCTTCGCTGTATCAATAAAGGATTCTGGTCCTAACGGAACTGTAGTTATAAAAGATCCATTCCTCAAGACTGTTCAACAAACACAAGTTGCTAAAAGATCAGATGGTACTTGGGCAGACTCATTTGCTGCTGTGTGCATCGAATACTGCAAATCACTAAATTGGACTGGTGGCTACATCGGATACAAGAATCCTAAGATGACCGCAGTTCAACTATTTGATTTTGCAAATAAGGCAGGAGGACAAACGGGTCCAGAGGAAATCGTTATTGATGGTCTTACCTTAGATCACAACAATGGAATCACTTTGAGACTAGACAATACAACCAAGAAGGTTGATATTAGAAACTGTGTAGGTACTGGAGACATTACCATATTCAAGATGGCATCTGATGGTGTCTATCGTGTGTGGAAGAAAGTACCAGTAGCTCAAGGATTCACTTACTAGATGGTGCTGATGGTAGGAGTCGAGCCTACGGGGTCAATTTAATAACAACAGATTTACAGTCTGCTCCCGCCCCCTACGGGTCTACATCAGCTTATAATATCGTAATCTTTTTTTATTTGCTTTGCCTTTGTTTAGAGCTTTATATGTGCTAGTGAGCGCATGGCAATTAGGACATAATACTCTAAGATTTTCTGGTCTGTTATTTGTGCTATCACCATCAATGTGATCTATCTCTAAGGGACTCCTGTTGGTAACTGGATTAATTTTATTCCAACCACATTGAATACATTTGTGATCTGCTTGTTCTAATAAGTAAGTTCTTATTGAATTTGATAGTTGATTTCCGTTATTTTTTGTGCCATCAAAAGTCCCCGATTTCCAATTATTAACTTTTTGATCGCTCTGGTACTTTTGTTGACACTTTACAGAACAATATTTCCCCTTTTGAGCAGTTTGTAAGTATTCAAACTTAATATTGCAAAATTTACAAAGTGATTCTTTTCTTTTTTTTGGATTTGACATAGTAGATCTCTTATACATATATATAGTAGATCTAGAGTTCAATTTTAAAAGAAATTTTAAGTTGGTGACTCCACCGAGACTCGAACTCGGATAGACTGGTTAAAAGCCAGATATTCTGCCATTGAATTATGGAGTCATGTAATGGTATCCCCAGAAGGAATCGAACCTTCAACCTGATGATTAGAAATCATCTGCTCTTTCCTGTTGAGCTATGGGGACTTGAAAAAAACCACAGGCTGTTATACCCGTGGCTCGGGAGGAACCTCCCCGACCACCATTCAAGAGGTGAATGGATCGTTGTTTGGTAGGGATGGCGGGAATCGAACCCGCACGCCTTAGGGGCTTCAGATTTTCTTACTACTTCGGCTTTCACCGCTGCTATATACCTAAAGGGTACACGCATTTGTAGTCTGGACTATGCCTTTGCCTTTCCTAGTTACAGGAGTCAGGCACTAACCGTCTAGTCTCTACACACATTACATTATTATGAAATATAAATACACCATTGAACAACTTAAAGAAGCTATAACAACTAGCAATTCTATTCGTGAAGTTTTAATGAGGCTTAATATCATTCCAGCAGGAGGGAATTATGCTACATTAAAAAAACAAATTAAGCTGCACAAATTAGATATATCACACTTCAAAGGCAAATCTTGGAACAAGAATAGAAAATTTGGACATAAACGTCCTATTGCATCTTATTTATGTAATCAATTCTCTATAACATCTCATCGTCTACGTCAAAGACTAATTCAAGAAGGTTTATTCAAACCTCAATGCTCAAATTGCAATCTTAAGAGTTGGTTAGGTAAAAATATACCTCTAGAATTAGATCATATTGACGGAGATCATGAGAATAATAATCTTTGTAACTTAAGATTACTTTGTCCAAATTGCCATGCTCTTACACCTAATTATAGGGGTAAAAACATAAAAATGTAATTTGGCTCGGCGTTGCCATGTTAAAGGTTTCACCGAATTTGGTTAGTTCTCAGTAAAGGATTTCTCCTTTATGACTCATATAGTTAAAAGTCTGATGTGTCTGCCTATTCCACCACATCCCCGTTATTTTAAAGAGCTAAGTTGCAATTTTAGTTTAACGCACGCAACGAAACATAATGGATAAATTGCAAAAACCCCCAACATAGCCACCTCTGTTCTTAACGTCCATCGGGCGAATGGTACTCGGACGTTTTCAGCTATGTCAAACGCTTGCTGTAGCCGCAGCGATAAAAAATGTACGCCATCGTTGACACTCAACAACGTACTCGCATTTGGCTCCTCGGGTAGGGCTCGAACCTACAACCAATCGGTTAACAGCCGATTGCTCTACCATTGAGCTACCGAGGAACCTTCAATCACAGAGTAGTATCATTCTTCCAGAAACCACCCTCAGGCTCAATCTCATCCGTAAGTCCGAGGATAACCTTGAGTTCGTTAGCAGTATCAACAAGCTCATTACGTCGATTGATGATATTCTCACGTTGAGCATCAATTTGAGAAAGAGCATTATCCATCTGCTTAATACCTTGTTCAGCACCTTCGAGCATCTGAGCAAGGAACTTATCACGCTTGTCAACAGTCTTTTCAGTCATAATTATATCCTTTCTGATATATTGTTTTGGTACGCCTACTTGGACTTGAACCAAGAACCTACCGCTTATAAGACGGCAACTCTAACCGATTGAGCTATAGGCGCGTTGTTCTATAGATTATAGTCGCTGATAAGCTGGATTTTATTTATTTTCTTGTGGAGCGGAAAACGGGACTCGAACCCGCAACAGTCAGCTTGGAAGGCTGAAACTCTACCATTGAGTTATTTCCGCTTGTCGCACTCACAGTATGTCGGGACACCCACAAACGTGCGAGTATCAGTCTCGCTATCATAGTCGCAAGTGTAGCATTTCATGTCCACAAAAACATCGGTAATAGCATGATGCTTAGTATTCTTAACAAAATTCTTTACAGCGTTAGCTACAATATACAAAACGCTTTCATTACTATCATCATTGTAGGTTGTGATGGCAGAATAACCATCTTCATCAAGCCAATGGATTTCTACATTCCAACGCTTACCGTGTGCCATATTAATTTTTAATTAGAGGATGTATTGAACTTCTTAGTATCTACAATACGAACTGCACCATCTACGATACGAGGAGTATACAGGTCTTTATCCTTCGTCGGGACTACCTTGTTAAGGATTGCATCTGCAATCTTTCCTGATACGTTATTCTTGATAAATCTTGCGATATTTCTAGCTCCATACTCCTGAGAGTATCCACCCTCCGCTACAAATTCAACTAACGAATCTGTAGGCTTAATTGGCAGAGCTTCGAGTTGTAACTTGGCAATCTTCTTAACATCTTCCTTGCTGAGTGCATGGAATACTACAATATCATCAATACGGTTCAAGAACTCAGGACTGAAGTGACGCTTGATAGACTTGCGAATAATCTCCGATGAAATCTTCTCATCATTGGTTTTCTTTCTGTCGAATCCCATAGGTTCTTTATTAATTTCGGTAACACCTTGGTTAGAGGTGAAGATAAAAATAGATTGGCTGAAGTCCAATACCTGTCCGAGGTTATCGGTACAAGTGCCATCATCGAGAAGTGAGAGAAGGAAATCATAGAGCTTGTGATGAGCCTTCTCAATCTCATCGAACAAGAATACCCAGCGATTAGATTGTTCTGCTTTCTCACCTAACAAACTCTTTTCGCTGTGCCCAATAAATCCTGGAGGAGATCCGATCAACTTAGCGTACTCATGCCCGTGAGAGTATTCTGCACAGTTGACCTTGAAGAAGTTACCGCTGAACTTCTCACCAAGGATTTTTGCAATCTGAGTTTTGCCCACTCCCGTAGGTCCAACAAACAAGAATGAGCTATGCTTTGTTAAACCAGAAGCCATGAGCTTCATGGCATTAATCAATGCATCTATAGCCTCGTCTTGACCAACAATGTTAGTGTTGAAATGAATACGAAGATTCTCAAGATCCTCAATCGAGGACATTCCTAGACTATCATTGAGTCCTCGATTCTTAGCCTTGCGCTTGAGCATAGCGAGGAACTTGTGTTCCATGCCACTCATAAACGTCTGAGCATTTAGATCCGTACAGATAAACTCCAGAGAGAATGGAGGATATAGATCAATGATAGCCTTGTATGCAGCATTCAAAGCAATTTCACGATCTTCTACATCTTCAGGTAGCTGATCTACGAAGGCATCGCCCTCCATCATAAACTTGCGAACAATAAATACCTTATAATCCTCCACCTTGATCGGTGTTTGTTCGGACATAATCTTTTTACGAAGTGAATCGTAAATCTTTTTTTCCTCCTCAAGGGAGAAACCACGAACAAAAAGAACTAAATCTAGTTCTGGAGAAACTACACGGTATGTTTTTTTGTTAGTCATTAATTAAACTATCTAATTCGGTGAATACTGAATTTTCTTGTCCCTTAGATGCCTTAGTTGTATTAGAGTCTGAAGGCTCCTCCATTTTAATAACTAACCCTAGAATCTTAATTACGTTATTTTTAGATGCCTGAGCTACTTTAAGTGAATCTACCATTAAAGCCTTGGCAGTAGAATCCATAGGGTTATTGTCCACCATTTCTCTGAAGAAACGGTGAGCATCCAAAGCGAGCTTTCTATCCTCTATGGATTCTTCTATTAGCTTTTTAGCTATTCTCTGAATTCTGGTTGGGCCAAGAATCGAAGTTTTCGGTATATAATTTGTTGGCATACATAAGCTCCTTCTTGGTATCTAGCATCCTTTTGTACTTGGAGTCAATGTTTTTCTGAACAAACCAAGTGAATACATTGTACCATTCGTCGTAAGTAATTTCCGTATCATGCGAAAACGCAGGATACCAAGGCAGATAAGGTGAATTAACTTCTAGATTATTCATTATATAATTTCAATTCTAACAATGTCAGCACTTAAAATTTGTGCATTATTAGGTAAATTAAATTTAGCTTCGGTTTTTTTGATGGTTTCTATCACATCAGTTGTAATAGGGTGTTTTATTTTAAATTCCAAAGAAACTCTTACCGTAGTTTCTTCTGTAACTATTTGACTAGTTTGAGTCACAGTTAAAGGTACTCTTTCTTGTTTGTCTTTCCATAACCAATTTATCATTTTAATGCTCCTGTGTAATGAATAACTAAGGAATATCGTGTTCCATTAGTTACAGGACTCACGCTATGATTAGTGAATCCATCCCATATTTTTAAAGATAACTTATCTTTATGATTACTTAGTGGATATTCTTTACTATCAGAGTCGTACAGCGATAGCTCTCCACCAGAAAAGTTATCATTTAAAAGAATAGATGCGGTAGCCACCACTAATGGTCTAATACCATTCTCACCAGAGTTTAAATCGTGATGAATTTTAAACTCACCACCTTCTGTATACTTAAGAATCCAGAACCCATGATATCCAGTAGCATATCTAAATGCTGAGTTTTTAAATCCCCAGTTTATATGCCTCATGCAACTTTCAGCTAAGAAGAATAAATCTGATAAAACAGATCTTATTCTCGGATCGCTATCATCCTTAGCTTCTCGAAAAGGATTTGCAATCTGATACTCCAAACACTTAGAATTGGAATACCATGTAGATACAGATCCTTTTTCATCAACTAACTCCATGAGTGTTTTTGCCACCTCTGGAGTTAATGCATTTTTTGCACTAATAAAAGTAGGTTCTGGGTTATGCGTTTTAACGCTTTCCATGCTTGAACTTCTCGAAAGACTCATCGTCTTCATCCAGAAGATCCTCAGGATCAACTGGTCTGCCTTTCAAAGTATTATAGTTCTTAGGCTTCTTCTTTTCTTCTATTCTGTGAATAGGCTTTTCTTCTTCGTACTTCTTAGAATGTCCCATATAAATAAATGTCTTATAAATCATCTGAAAGAGATCCAAATACAGCCTGTTCTAACTTTTGAGCTACTTTCCCATCCACAGGGAAAGACATAGCTACAGTCTCGTTTTCTGAATCCCAATACATAATAGCACAATCAGGATCTTTCTCCATCATGTCGTATACTAAATTATAAAGACAACAGTTCTTATAGTATTTTACAAATTCTGGAGACGCAGTAGAAATCATATGCTCCCCGTGATCCCTATTCATGAAAAAGTTTAATTGAGCTAAAGTTACATATAGCCCATTTTTTTCAACCATGTAGGGTAGTCTAAAGAAATTATCGTCTTTCATAAGAATAAGAGTAGGGTAGGGGTGGTTTACAAGGCACTCCCCCTACCCTACAAGGATTAGTTAGGGGTTAACCCTAACAGTATTTAGGTGTCTAGTTGGTGCTTCCAGCATACTGACTGGCAAGTTCCCACAATTGTTGGTTAAGATCAATGTCCAACTGGATATTGGAGATCGAACGAACCATGCGACGAGTCTGCTGGTTACGATATCCGCCTCGGATAAGATTCTCCTGCGCCACATTAAAAGTGCGCCAGAGGTCGTTACCAACATCCTGTTGGCGACGGGCAGTAGAGACTTCCTGAATAATAGCATTATCAGGATCCGTGAAGCGCAACCGAGCGGCATCCGTGAAGAAGTCCATTCGAGAGCGTTCAGAAAGTTCAGTCTTTTGCCAACGATCAACCTTATCCTTCAGGACCGAGGCATTACTGACCAATCGACGAGAAGCATCCTTGACCTGCTGAGGATCAAATCCGATGTGACGAATGTGGATAGTACCAAAATCACTCTCGGACACAACCGCACCATTCGAGCAGACAAGACGGAAGATACCCGCTTGCAGCTTGTAGCCTCCAAGACCATTGTGCGAATTCACAACAAGCATTTCGGGGAAGCTATCACCAACTGCGAAGTTCTTCACATCGAGGTCGCGGTGACGAAGGCGAACAATGTGCTTCGCATGGTCACGGCTCCACTTGCGGGAACCAACCTGACGAGCCTTCCAAGCAGTCCAACCTTCTTCTTGGAGGATCTCAAGGATCTCCGTCGTAGGGAGAAACGAGTATCGGTCAGAGACACGACCTTCTTCGGGAGACGTAGCAAAGACCGCAGGAGCCTCTGCACGGAGCATCTCTTCGTTAAAGAGGACCATTAGAGGCTACCCCCATAAGTTTCAGCGAAGGCTTCCTCACGGGTGAGGTTGCGATTCTTCTGATCCTTGGTCATGCGGAAACGCTTGCCAGTCTTTTCAGTGTAGTCCTCGATGGACTGGTAGCTAGGAGAAGTGTTAGCCGTAGCCTTAACTTCGACAATAGGTTGAGTTTGCGGAATCATAACTTTCTTTAGTTTTGGTTGAGTAATTTTGCGTCCAAAGGAATTATCGAAAGCATCAGAGATCATGCCAGACACTTCTTCATAGAAGTTTTGCCAATTTCTGGTAGTCATGGTCGCTAAGTTCTCTCCTTGTGGTCCCCCTATTATACCCGACCGCAGAAAACTTTCAAGAAGAAATACCGAAAACTTTGTGAAGTGGAGCGAAGCCCTTCTCGGCTGGGTTCAGAAGCAATTCCTTGAACTCCTTAGACTGGAACTTAGAATCTGTTCCATCTACAGAGTACCAAGCACCTGCACGCTTTACTAGACCATCAGCCTCTAGCATCTGGAGAACTCCAGCATAAGGATCAAGACCTTCGTTATACATGAGTTCAAATTCGCACTCACGGAAAGGCACGGATACTTTATTCTTTGTGTTGCGAACAGTACCCTTGATACCTACGACAACCTTATGCTCATCTCGAATCAGATCACTAGTTTTATTCGAGATAGTCTTTAAGTTCACTCCTAGGTAATACTCTAACGACTTGCCTCCCGCAGCCATTGTGGTAGGATCCCCGTACATTACACCAACTTTGTTTCTAATTTGGTTGATGATTACGAGTGCTACTTTATACTTACGCATGAGAGGATTGATCTTTCGCAAACAAGCTCCCGTAGCCTTAGCTCTTACTGCACCCTGCATATTGTTACCGTCGTAGCTTTCAGCCTCGTACTCTGATTTTGAAGGCGAGACTGCGATACTATCGTATGCAATAACAATAGGTGTGTCAGAGTCTGATTCTCTGATAGCCTTAATTGTATCTTCTATAACTTGGAAGCAATCTTCCAATGTTTCAGGTGCAGCGTAGATCAGCTTCTCAGGATCTAATCCTAGATGCGTAGCAAACTCAGGGTTGTACGCATTTTCAGAATCTACAAGCATAGTGTAGTATCCTGCTGATTGTGCTTCCTTAAGTATATGAGTTGCAAATACAGTCTTTGCTGTAGATGCTTCTCCGTGTATCTGTGTAATCATACCAATAGGAATACCTCTAGTGTAATTACCAGAGATAATCTTATTGAGTGCATAACTACCTGTTGAAACAAATCCCATGTCGGGAACTTGCTCTGACAAAAGGCCCGCGTTTTTAAGTCTGTCTAATACTTCTTTGTTCATACTCTATTATAGAACACTTTGACTTTTTGGTCCCTAGCCTTTGCTATAAATCACTTCTTTTATTCCGTGATCATTTATTAGTTTTTGGCACCACTTGCAAGGCTTGGCGAGAAGATCATTCACTCGATACACGAAGATAGTAGTACCAGACAAATCAATACCTCTGCGAACAGCCTTATAGATTGCATGGCTTTCTGCGTGCAGAGTCTTATAGTTACCCGATCCAAACTTCGGGTGCGTCTTCTTTATGTTGTGGGCGCAAACAAGAACCTTGTTCTTGCGAGCTATGGCAGCACCGATCTTGAATCTACTCTTTGACTTTTTGGATTCAAGTCGTGCTGCCCGAATCGGCGGGGGTTCCATTAGTGCCACCCAGGTTTATAAACACCTTCACCAGTAATCTTGAATGAATGCTTACTAGCACCCAAGTAACGATACATAGTGGTAGGCTTCTTTTCCTTAGGGTCACATCTAGGGCAGTGAGGAACTGGATTATTGTGATAATCCGTCATTGATTCAAATATCTCGTAAAGCATATCACAAGATGAACAATGATAATCATAAATAGGCATTAGCGATCATCTCCAGATCCTTGAATAACTCCACGATTTCTACGATCTTCTAGCTTCTTTAGAACACCCTCTGCAATACTATCAAGAGGAATATTAAGTTCATAAGCTATTGCAGAGATATACCAGAGAACATCACCAAGTTCACTTGCAATATTCTCAGTATCCACTTTAGTAGCATTACCATGCTTGTCCCGCATGATCTTCTTAATCTTACCACAAACCTCACCAGCCTCACTGGCTAGACCTAGTGCAGGATAGTATAGGTTCCACCCAACATCAGGATAGACTGCGGTACGAATAGCCTCTTGTTGAAATTTATTGAAGTCGTTCATGGTATATTATAGTCTTGCCTTGATCATTTCTTCTATTAGACTTTCAAAAGTATATTCAGGCTTCCATCCTAGAGTGTCTTTTAATTTAGAACAGTCACCCTTTAAATCGTGTAATTCAGTTGGTCTGTAGTAGATTGGATCAATTGTTATATGATTTTCATAGTTCATTCCTAATCTTCTAAAAACTATTTCACAAAGTTCTCGGACTGAATGTGATTCACCCATAGCACAAACAAAATCATCTGGTTTATCGTGCTGTAACATCATCCACATCGCTCTTACATAATCTTTAGCATGACCCCAATCTCTCGTTGCATCTAAATTTCCCAAGGCTAGTGTATGTTTTTTACCTTTGTAAATTTGCACAGCCCCATCAACTATTTTATTAGTTACAAAGTTCAAACCCCGTCTAGGTGATTCATGGTTAAATAAAATACCATTTGATATAAACATATCATAAGAAGTTCTATATGTTCTAGCAAGATTGTATGCATATAACTTTGCACAACCATAAGGACTTACTGGCCGCATCAGAGTGGTTTCTCTTCTAAACCCATCTGAATCGAACTCGTTACCATACATTTCTGATGATCCTGCTTGATAAATCTTAGCTTTTGGACATAACTCTTTGGTGGCTTCTAATAAATTTAGAACACCTTGAGCATCAGCTAGTGTAGTGAACGTAGGTTGATCAAAACTAACTCTAACGTGTGATTGTGCAGCTAAGTTATAAATCTCATCAGGATTACATTCTTTTAGAACTCTAAGTAATGAAGGGAGATCTGTCATATCTCCATAAACTAATTTTAGTTTATTAAGAATTCCTATTTTTTCTAATCTGCTAGTTTGGTTTTCTGGCACTGAGTGTCTTCTTAAAAGACCCCAAACTTCATAACCTTTACTTAAAAGTAACTCAGCTAAGTAAGATCCATCCTGTCCACTAATTCCTGTTATTATTGCTTTCTTCATACCACTTTATAGTCTCCTTAATACCATCATAGAATGAAGTAAATTTGAAATCGGGAAACAGAATTTTAAATTTCGTGTTAGACCCGTCTTTTCTATGTTGACCAACCATACTTCCATCAAATTTAATTTTAAGATTTTGATTTGTGACTGAACAAATAGTTTCAACCATATCTTTTATTGATAGATTTTCATCAGGAGCGACAATCAGCGGGTCAGAATCATTATGATTTTCTAATATGAGAGGTATTGCTGAACAAAGATCATCAACAAAAAGTTGTTGCCTTAAACTTTTTCCAGTTCCCCAAAAGGTAACTTCATCCTTTGCGTTCATTATTTTTCTGATTGCTGCTGGTACAAAGTGAGATTTATCATTTTCAAAATTGTCCTCAGGACCGTAGATGTTTGAAGGTGAAAATGTAGAATAATTTAATTCATACTGTTTTCTATAAGTATTTATTTGAACTAATAAACATCTTTTTGCGTACCCATATGAAAAGTTTGATTCCGCTGGAGGTCCACAAAATATATCATTTTCAGAGAAGGGGTACTTTTTAAGCTTATCTGGAAAAATGCAGGTGCTAAGTGATGCTAAAAGTCTTTTTATTCCAGATAAATAGCAAGCGTGAACGATATTAGTATTCATGCTTACATTGTTGTAAAAAAATGTTGCTGGATTCTCTAAGTTATCTTTAATCCCTCCTACAATCGCAGCTAAATGAACAACCGCATCTGGTTTATGTTGTTCTAGCATCTTCATGCATTCATCAAATTTTAATAAGTTAAAATCCTTAGAAGATACATAAATCCAATCAGGTCTTATTAGTTTTAACCTTTTGCCAACAAAACCAGAACCACCAGTAACTAAAACTTTCATTATTCTTTTACTAAATTACAGATAAAATCTACTTGATCTTCAGAAATATTTTGATGATTAGGGACATACATTCCAAATTCTTTCAGATGTTCAGCATTTTTTAATTTATTTAGTCCATATCTAGAAACGTACATTGGTTGTGAACCCATTGAACCACAAATTAAGGGTCTACATTCTACATCGTTAGCTTTTAGTCTGCTGACAAGTGTAGATCTATTTTTAGAAATGATAGGAAATGCAAAATTTGAAACAAAACCTTCTTGAGGTTTTACACTTAGATTTTTACAAAATCTTAAATAATTTCTATTTCTTATTTTTGAAACATTATCTATCTTATCTAACTGATTTATACCTATGAATGCCTGTAAATCTGTCGCTCTTACGTTAAATCCTGCATGATAGAAAGTATATAATGAATCAAAATCATTTACACCCCATTCTTCCCTCTTTTTATTTTTAGTGCTTTCATCCCAATCTCTATCCCATCCATGATTTCTTATGGATTTTAGTAAACTATTCATTTCATCATCAGAGGTGCATACTATTCCACCTTCAATTGTTGATAAATGATGACCAAAATATGTTGAATAGCTAGACATTAGACCAAAAGATCCTAATTTTTTACCTTTATACTCAGATCCTAAAGATTCACAACAATCCTCTAATAAAGTCATGTTATGATTATTACAAATACTCATAATTCTGTTCATGTCTGGGACAAATCCTAGAACTGATACAAGTAAAACAACTTTAGGATTATGTTCTTTAGCTAAGTTCTCTAAATGTTGTAAATCTAAAGAATAATCCACAAGATTACAATCACATAAAACGGGAATTAATCCTAGTTGAATCACTGGTGCTAAATCTGTAGCCCATGAGACAGCAGGGACAATTACCTTATCTCCCACTTTTATTTTTTTAGATTCAATTAATGCGTAGAGCATTAATAGATTTGCTGAAGATCCTGAATTTACAAAAGTAGAATACTTACTATTGATATAAGAAGACCACTTTTTTTCAAACTGAATTGTTAGTTCACCTTTTGTTAGTCTTGGATAAGTTTTTATCCAATTAGCTAAGTTATCCATATCAACATTATCTATTGTGTCTTCTGCTAGTTTAATCATTTTAATGTATTTCTCTAATTTATAATTTACTGTAACAATTTTCCATCATCCATTTATCAGGAGATTCATAAGTTCTAAATCTCCTAAAATTTTCTTCTATATACTGTCTCTTAGAGACATAATCCTGAATAGATATTTTACATAGAATTTCTTTTAATTCTTCTATAGTGTTCCAAGTATAGAATCCTCTGTTATCAAATAATTTATCTATATTTGGATTCCCCCAATAAATGGGAATACATCCAGTAGCAAAGCAATCAATTAGTTTTTCTGTAAAGTAGCCATTATGCTGGCAGTTTTCTATGACAATAACGTATCTGTAATCTTTAAGTGGGGATAACCTCCCTTCCAAATTATCAGAAAACTTTCTATATCCAGAACCCCATAATTCTATTTCTGGATGTAATTTTTTAGAAATAACCTCATGTCTTAGCTTATGTCCTGTAGTATAATTTTTATTAGATGCCACAATCGACAATAATTTAGTTTTATCGTAAATTTTACAAGCATCCTCAGTAATCCAGCATCCTCCAAAAAAACATTGTTTATACTTTTCATTACGGTGGAGATCTGGATTACACACATAAATATAATCAAACTTATGCTCTATTTTATGAATATGTTCATAAACATAAGGTTTAATAGCTGGACTTTCAAAAGCCCAAGCTATTTTATACTTAGATTTAACTTGATCTACTATTGGATGAAAACATAATTCATCAGTAAAAACAGTTATACCGTCGAACTCTATTAATGGAGGTTTTATATATTCAAGATTTGAAATAGGTCTATAAATATTAGAATATGGATCATTACCAATATTTGAGTCAAAAAAGTTTATTTTCATTTTTTTAGTTTAGTGTTATATGCATCTAGCAAATTTTTGATTTTATCTAAATATTCAGAAACAAATTTAGTAGGAATCCAAGGATTACCTAAATAATTAATTACAGTATCTGGATGATTAGATATATCATGTATATGATACCATGAGCAATTATTTGCTACTACAACTTTATATCCATTAGCTAAAGCTCGTAATCCAAATTCTCTTTCATCAGCTAGAGGGGAGGATTCTTCTGAATATCCTCCTATAGATTTTACCATAGATTTTTTGTATGCTAGTAAAAACCCCTTTGGTGTAGGTAAAGCATCAGTTTTAAATCCACCCCATTCTACTCCTACAATACCTACATCATTATCATTAAATTCAGAAATCATATTAGAATAAGTTTGTGGACCAACTCTACAATCATCATTTAAAATAACTATATGTTCACAATTAGACATAGCCATTCCTAAATTCCAAGCAGTGGCTACTCCTACATTTTGTGACATATAAGCCCATCTAGTAATTCTAGAATCTTTTTGAACATAATCTAAAATTCTAGCAGTTTCCTCTTGATCATATGGATTTATTAAAACTATGAACTCTGTAGGAGGTATACTTGAATTAAATGCATCATTTAAACAGTTAATTAAGTTTTGTAATTTTTTATAAGCTATAACAACTATTGAGTATTTCATTTTTTACTATACCTTTTTATATACTTTTCTATGACATTCAACTATTTCTTCACAAAAAACAAAATTATTATTTAATAAATAGCCTTCAACTAATTGATGATTATAATCATCAGTATTATCAAAAACTATTATTCCATTTTTTGATATTCTACTTGAAAAAAATTGTGCAGCAACCATAACACTATTTATTTCATGCTGTCCATCTATATGGACAAATGAATAAGAATTTACTATTTCTTTTTTTCTGTCTTTATAAATTGGAACTCCATCAAAAAATCTTTTATAAAATTCTGAGTCCTCCATATTAAAAAATACTATGTCTGCATTATGTTGTAATGCAAAAGAATAGATATTTATAAAAGCATTATTTCTCATATTGTTAGTATAATCCGTAGTGTGTGTTCCGCATTTATCAGTATAATCAATTTGTCCATAAGGATCTATGCAGATATGAGTCTTATTATCTGAATTTTGTAAAAAAGTCTTCATAAAAAATAAAGATCCACCACCTGCGCGAACACCTACCTCACAAGATAATCCTTCAACATTTTTTAAACTTGTTAGATATGGAATAAGTTTTAAATAACAATTACTATGTGAGTCTACTTCAATTTTATAAGTCATGTTAAAAATACCTCTTCAAATTTATTCATCACATTTTTTGGGGAGAACTCTTTATAAAAGTTCCAGTCTTTTCCTTTATCATTATAGTTATTAAAGTTAATAATGATATTAGTTAACTGATCATAATCTGAATAATAAATTGCATTATTAGATAATTGATCAATATGAGCCATATCAAAAAATGGAGTATCTTGTAATGGTAAGTAAGTAATTATTGGTTTATTTTTTGTAGAAAACTCTGCTATAGTTAATCCAAAACTTTCTCCATTATCTCTAGCATGAAGACAGGCATCGCAAGTATTTATGAAAGAATTTCTTAATTTCATATCTTGAGTTCCTGGCAAAAAAATTGTATTTGGATTACTACAAAATTTATTAACATTCATGAATAAAAAGTAAATGTTAGGATGCTTGATGGAGATATCAATAACTGCTTTTTTTGCAAAATCTATATTAAAAGAGTCTTCACCTCCATAATAACCAAAAACAATTGAATCTTTATTTATGTTTAAAATTGATCTTAAATTGTCTCCTTGATCATATTTTTGTAAATCAACCATATGAGGTACATAAGGAATCTTACCAGAACTCATCTTGTTTGATAACCACCTAGAAACATAAGCATACTTATCTCCATGAATTTCATTATATTGAAAGACAGCATGAACTGCATTCTTTACATTTGATATAAGTCTACCATCATACAATCCAGCCTTTATAAAATAAACAAGATCAAGTTTTTCTAAATCAGCTATATAATTACATTCTCTAAAATTAGAATATAAGTATACTTTAAATCTTTTTTTAAATTTTTCTAAAGAAGCTAAATTTGAATTTGCATCAGATATAATTATAGATTCATTATTTAATAGAACTTCATTATAAAAAGCATAATCATAAAGAGCAACTTCTGCCCCTCTTAAGCCAAGTTGATTACTATGAAAACCTATCTTCATTTTTTAAACTTTAAAATTAATGGTTAAACAAGTGTTTATATTTTTCTTTATTCTCTATTATAAACTTTGGCAATCTAGCATCATTATCTGAAACTAATTTAAAAAGTGTAGGACCTCTATACCAACTAATAATGTCTTCATTATTTTTTAACTTAGTATCTATACTTTCTAAAGTTGCTTGTACGTTTACTTCAGGATGACAGAATGAATTTAATTTTTGTAATATTTTATCCTTACCACCAAAATAAGTAAAATGCCAACCTCCAACTATGGTATTTAATGAGTTCCTCATGTTTCTCCAATGTTGCGGATCATTATTCAGCAAACATTTTTTATTTAATACAACAGTGCCTTTCCAATTTTTTAAATCAAAAGGGTGTATACACACATTATTAAAATTATATTGATAAAGTTGATGAATATAAACTGATCCAACTTTTGGTTCAATTTCTAAGTTTGGTATTTCATCTAAATCTGACATTAAAATAATGTCTTCTTCGCTACAATAATTAACAATATTTTTTATCCCATTTCTATGTGTATTTTCATTTTGAACTGCTTTTTCAGGAGAAACATTTTTTTTTGAATGAACTGATCCATCAACGATAAAGTGAATAATTTTGTCTTGAATCCAAGAAAATCTTTCTTTATTTTTTAAATATACAGATTCTTTTGGCTCTCCTTGATGAGTTATGTTTTGTTCAACAATTACAAATTTGTCCACTTTATCTTTAAGAATATTTAATCTAATTTCTAACAAATCTAGCTCATTAAAAAACATGAAGCAATCAAATACTTTCATCTAGTCTCCTTAATATGGTCAGCCCATTGTTATTTGTAAAAACTTCATGAACCTTCCATTTTTTATCATACATTAAAAATTCATTAACTGCTTGCTGAAGACCTTTGCCTCCATCTTCCCCATTGATCCCAAATGAGACAGTATCATGTAAGATAATATACTTATTTGATTTACTTGAATGTCTAAATAATTCAGCTCTTAACTGATTATATGTATGATAAGTATCTATGAATAGTAAATCACATTGAGGGATATCGTTTACAAGAGTGTTTTCTTGCCTAAATTCAAAGTTTACATTATTGTTTTTTGCTATTTCATATATTTCTGAAATAGTACAAGTAGGTTTTACTGGTTGATGCTCTGGATTAACAATATCAATAGATATTAGTGTCTCAGGTTTTCCAGCTAAAAAAGCCCATGTTGAAATTATATTTCTAACTCCAAGCTCAACTACAATTTTGCACTCTTCTGTATATCTTTTTAAAGTAGGTAAATGTTCATTTATATCTGTGGAGGTTAATATTTTTCCTTCACATAGTTTTAAAAACCAATCATTTATGATTTTGTAGTTGTCATCAATATTATTTATTTGATTATTACTCATGTTGATTAATTCCTTTATCTAAGATAGATATAATTCTCTATAATCACGTTCTATTGTCTCTTTTTTGGTTCCCCCATATAAACAGGGACCAGCATAATGTATAAAGTTAGCTTTAAATCTTTTTTTCTGTGGATCCGATTCTCCACAATTCATCCAGTTATATTTTCTATCTAAAGAAATAAATTTTACTTTATTTTTTGCAACTAGATAATTCATGAATGTTTGATCTCCAAACTCCCAAATAGCAGAATTTTTAGGAGGTGACTCTATTCCATTTATGACCTGCCTCCACGAATCTTTACCAAAAAGCATTATACCAGCATTAAAATATTGATATTTTCCATTTATCTTGGACCATTCAAACTCATTAGTTACTAATGGATTTACAAATCTATCCCGATCCATAGCTTCAGAATCAGCATTCTCATTATGAGCATAAAAACAGGTAGGATCAGGATAATCATCAAATATATTAGAAGCTTTTGGAGTTACTAAAACATCAGCGTCCATATACAAAACCTGATCATACTTTTCATTTTGAAATAAACTTAAACACTGTAACTTTTCAAAATAAAAGTTATACGCATTAATTTTTATAGAATCACCTACAAAAAAATCAGCCTCAATTTTTTTTGCATATTTAGATATTGAATCTAATGCTGGTTTATACATCTCATTATTGCCAACATTTAACGAAAAAATAGCTTTTTTCATTTAAAGTAATCCTCATAAATTTTATCAGCTAATAAGATTGAATCAACTTTTTGACAAGAATTATCACAGGTCTTTTTCAAATCAGTCCAACCAGTTAACTTTCTAATCGTATTATAGCATCTGTCCGTACATTTAGAGTGCAAATCTTCATAATACTTAGCATTAGACATTTTAAAGAAACAAGGTTTATTTATTCTTTGTGCTCCTAGTAAAACTACACTAGTTCCCTGAGAATTAAACACATGATGCATTCCACCATCAGACATTACCGCAACTTTTGGTCTATGGCATTCTTTGGCTAAACTTAGCCAATCTTTATGAGGAATATGTTCATCACCAAATCCAAAATTTTCTTTGGAGTATTCTACTATGTGAATTGTAGGATCTAGTTTTTTAATTTTATTTACAAAAGATACCCATGACTCTCCATTATCTCCATTAAATCTTAATCCTATCCCATCACAACCAGGATGGGGTTCAGGTCTTCCTGCTAATTTAGTTGCAGGAACAATTCCTAAAGTTTTTTGTTCTTTTTTAACATCCTGAAGTTCTAACAAAGTATGAAGATCAAAATTTTCAAACAATAAAGATTCCATACCTAGTTGAAGTAAGGAATTTACTGTTAATATGTTAGCACTTGGATGATTAACAAAAAAATCAAAATTTGAATTCCAATAATTCCATAAATTAGGATGCCACTCTGCAAATAAACAGTAATTTACACAGTTGTTATCTTTTTTTAAGAATGCATAATTCTTCCAAGCTGAGTAACTACCTATTTCATTTTGTAAAGGTTCTCTTACGCAATCAACATATGGATTTAACTTCATCAAGTTAATTAACTCTCCATAAGTTACTACAGTCAGGTGAGAATTTTTATGATATTCTTTTATTACTTTCGGAGCAAAAAAGGAATGAAAAGAATCACCTAAATTATATGGATAAAACCATCTGGGAATATAGAGTGTTATATTCATAATGATTCAATTTTTGAATAAGGTATTTTACTTCTTGCTATTTTAACAAAACTTTCTGTTATCTGAAATCTAGGACCTTTACTCTCTCCTATGGGATTTGTAAAATTATAAACATAGTTAACATGGTGAACAAACAAAGCGTGTTGTGGACCACACATTTCTAGCATTGGAAACATAAAAAACAAATCTCCAGCACCTTGAGGATATTCATTATTTACTAGTAAATCTTCTTGTTTAATTAATTTCCATAGTTTAGGTTTCCAAGTTCTTAAATGACTAGCGGTAAATCTTGAAGTTCTTAACTCTTTAAAATTAACTTTTTCGGCAAAACCTAACTGACCAGTATCGTATTTAAATTGCCCATAGGTCATCCAAACTTTTGGATTAGAATAATAAACACATACTCGATCAAATACTTTATCGTCTGGTAAATAATCATCACCATCGACTTCAACTATTATATCATTATCGTTTACTAATGATTTATTTTTTATTATTTGATCATAGTTACCTGCTTGCCACATCTTCTTACTATTAGTACATAGTATAAATCTAGAATCTTCAGTCTTGTTTTTAAATTCATTGACTAAATTAATAGTGGAATCAGTGCTGAGATCATCTAATATGTAACAAACAAAATTTTCATATTTTTGAAATCTTATTGATTCTAAACATCTAATTATGTATTTTTCACAATTATATGCCGTAGTTAGAATTATTAGTCTAGTATTTTTTTCCATCGTTCTAATATCTCTTCGTTTGTTAGGATTTCAGGGTTGTTTGAAACACCTTTAAAAGGAATGCTATTGAGTAAACATTCAGCTTCTACTAATCCATAAGTTTCAAATTTAGAGTTATGATATACAGCATCAATTAAAGAATACATTTCTTCTTTATTATCATAATGCTTCTTTACCACAACTTTTGAACTTAGTAAAGGCTCTATTTCTTTTTTAAAGTAATTTAAATCTGTACCTTGTCCAAATACAAACACCTCATCATACCCATCTTGTAATGCTTGTTTTATAGAAATATGAGTTTGCTTATGAGGATCTATGCTTCCTATCACCCCAGCCCTATTAACTTTTGGTGCTACCCAATTAAACTTATGAACTATAGGGGGAATTATAACCGATGGGTGATTTATTGAATGATATTGCTTTTGTCTATTGCTTACAAAATGTATAACATCGTAATGACTATGTGGAATTGTCTTTAGCTTAAATAGATCAGATTCATGGCAGCTAAGTATATGCTTCTTTATATTACCTGTGTAAGGTCGTATAAAGTGTGTTATAACAGTATCGTAAACAGTTAGATTACATTCCTCCAACTTTCCAGATTTACACTTATTTAAGTGCCAATCATGAGGACCATAAAATGTACAATCATAACCATTTGCATTTAGCAAATTAGTTAGGTTTATGTGGTGAATTGTGCTGCCGCCAGGATTTGACCAACCACTAATTAGTTTGATTTTTCCGTGCATTCATCACCTCCTCGTATAGATCAATTCTAGATACACAAGTCTTATTCATATCAAAATTGGCTTCAGTAATTTGGTGTAAGTTCTCACCCATTCTCTTCACCAGCTCTGGATTTTTAGCACAGAGAGTTAATACTCTGACCCACTCAGCAAGACCTTTCTTGGGATCAATTAAGAAGCCTGTCTCGCCGTTCTTAATCCACTCTGAGTAACAACCGACATCGGATGCTATTAGTGGAATCTTATAACGACCACATTCTGCAATCTTGATCTCGGACTTTGAATCATTAAACTCATTCATTTCCAATGGTGCTAGAGCTATATCCATATTCGTAAACATCTGACCATATCTATCAGGTGTTTGAGCATAATGAATTGACCAGTTAGCTATTCCCTTAAAACCTCTGAGAATAATATCCTTATACTTTCTCCATACGTCAAGTTGCCAATCATCTTCGGGAGTGTTTGGGGGAGGATGTCCATAGAAATCCCACCTACAGTTTTCTCTACCTACTCTTTGGTTAACTAAATGAGGTACACCAGAGAAATACTTTAAATCCTGTTCATGGTGAATGCCTCCTACCCAGCCAAATCTTGTAAAATTCTTCTTGGGTTTTGCTATTCTAGGCATATTCCAACAAGGAAGATTATAATCAATTGTATTCTTAACTACTGCCAAAGTAGTATTAGGTCCACAGAATTGAGCTATGCGTGATGCAAATTTATTTTGAGTAACTGTAACAAGATCAGAGTGATGATATATGAACTTGGCTATTTCATCTAATTTCTTTTCTTTGTAAACATGGTAAAGTCTGTGACCCTTATAGAGGTCAGTTAACAAATCATCTGTATCGTAGTGTACAAACTTTCCAAATTCTTTACCCTTACCTATTATTCTGGCAGTGTAGTTACCACCATAGTTACATAGGTTTTGAGTAAAAATAATATCAGCCCATTTCATATCAGCAAAATCCCAATCAGGAATCCACTGACCAGTTTTTTCATCAATACCCAAAGGGTTTTTATTCCATCTAATCTCAACTCGATCTGGATAAAGCTCTTGGAGTTTCCTATAAGGAGCTAGAATTCTATAATATGCACAGCCACCTTCGTTAGATGGCACACAAAGTATCTTTAATTTCTCGGCCATAATTAAATTGTATAGTTAAAAATAGAGGACACCTTTTTAGAGGTGTCCTCATATCATAGATGATTTATATTAGTCTATGCTTGGGTTTGTGAACATTCTTGTTCAGGTACGGGTTGTGGTTGCTTAGTCGAGTGTGCAGCACCAATTGCAGCAGCCAAAGCACTCATAGCACCACCGATATCAATCTTGTTGTCGAAAGGCATAATTGATGTGAATGCCTTAGCATACTGTTGACGCTTACGCTGCGAGAACAGAGCCACAATACCTTCCCATGCAGCTAGGCTGGGGAAGAATGCAGCAGCGACACCAAAGATTGCTTGAATAATTCCAGCAATATCGACACCTTCTGGCTTACCTAGAGGTACATACGCTGCACCTTCCTGTAGCTGCTCCTTTTCCGCTAGAACAACCTGAGTCCCCTCTGGGATTACTGCTTGAAGTTCTTCGGGAAGTTGCTCCTTAGGAATTACAGCAGCGGGCTTTTCACCCTCCTTAAGTTGATCATCAGTTGTGACCGCAATAGGATCGTCAACAAACCATTCCTTCATGGTAGCACAGGAAGTTGTTCCCATGCCTACAACTAGCGCAAAAAAAGATACAGTTAAAAAGTTTCGCATAAATTATCCTTGTAGCTTGGAAAGGTAATCATCATCGGAAACGTCATCCGATCCCTTAGATGCCTTACCCTTCGGAATAGGACCGCCCATAAGAGCGGCTGCGGCTTGCTTCACTTCCTCATAATCCTCCAGCTTAACAAGCTCATGGATATCATGGAGACTTCCCATGACCGAAGCGATCTCAGCCTTGCTACCAAGAGGTGAAGCCTTAGGACGAGGAGCCGACTGATCGTACTTCGGCCATTGTCCATCCATTTCCTTCACGATCTTGAAATCGTGACCCTTATCAGGATCGGTGATATCACCGAAGTCTTCATCCAACATAGCAGCAATTATCTTCTTGAACAGAATAACACCGACAGAAAGAATCTTAATGTCGTTGCTATCACGATCAAGAACATTCATGTAGTAACGAGCGCGAGGCTTGATGATGCGAGCAAGATCTTCATCTTCCTTGCGACCAGTCTTCCAGAGCGCATAATAAAGATCACACAGAGGGCACTGCTCACTGTGAACCTTTCGGCAGTGTACATTCTTCACCGTGTCATCAGGTCCAGGAATACGGTGAATCTTTGTTTCAGCATAGAATTCCTTCTCACCATCCTTCCAAGGAAGGATTCGGATCATGTTACCACCATCCTTGATCTGGTAGAACTTTTGAAGGAAATCACCATTCGAGGAGCTAGATGCTCCAGTAGGGTTGTTAAGTTGTTCGTGCTTCTTACGAAGTGCATTAAGGTCAATAGGCATAATAGTTCTCCTGTTTAAGTAGTGTTATAATAGTTGGTTACTTGTAAAGTTTAGTCTCTTCCCGCTTATTTGCGGAGACTTGTTGCAACATATCCTTCTTCTGCTCAAGAGCGCGAACGAGTCCCTTGAGTAGTTCATACTTGAACGATGCTTCGTTCAGCTTACGAGTAGCAGCAATATACTGCTCATCTGCAAAGACTTGATCATCAAGATCCTTCGCGGTCAGCTTATTGCCAACCTTAGAATTGTTCCTATAAGAGGAACGAATCGTAGATGCAACTCTCACATTATCCGCTTCGATATCATTAACGGTCTTCTTGGCAAGACTCATCAAAGCATGATAGTAAGAATAAATAGTGGGTTGGCGTTGCATTTCCAGTTCGATATTAGAATCATCGAACATTACCAAAGCGTCACTAATAGTCTTATAGTTTTCCCAAGTAAAGTCCTCTAAGGACTCAATAAATTGTTTCATATTTAATTATGGCATCCACAACTTGTAGATGCTGTTTGTGGGTTATAGTAATTAGGTGATGTAGTAGGAGCCCTTGAGGGCATAGTCATCGTAGTATTAGAGAACGTCGGATTCGATCCTTTAACTATTTTTGTTATAAAGTTAGGATCTCTTAACCTAGTAGAGTTGTAATTTCTATTTTCTTCTATGGGTGTTAGAATTGGGAAAATAGATAGAAATTCCTGTATTGTTAGCTTGTATAGTCTTCCAGTAGGAGAAACTCCAACATATTCTCCAGGTTCTCCTGTAACCGATACTTTTGATGGATCACTAACGTAATCTCTTAACAATCCAAAAACTTGATTTATTTTAAAAAATGTTTGATTTTGGAAAGTTTTTACATTATTAATAGGATCTAATTGAGTAAAAGACCATACTCCATCTTCGTATAAAGATATTCTAGTAGTTATTTCACTAGGTTTTTGGAATATATCTGATAGTTCTAAATCTTTCATACCTTATTTAGGGTATGAGAAAATAAACTTGAATAAATCCCTATTACAGAACCAATACTGCTGCATCATATTAGTAGTTACAGTGGTAATATATTCATTAGTAATACTAGGCATATTACCATCATTATTTAATCCAAAGCAATCATATCCTATGTGAATAACTTCATGAAGTAAAGTCTTCTTATATTCTAAATGATCTTGGTCTGGATCTACATAAATAACACGTTCTTCAAAGTCTACTTTACCCATAAGACCTTCATCTTTGAGGCTTTTCTGAACTATTTTATAGTTCCTTACTCCATCATAAAAATGATCGGGATGCTTATACTTATTCATCGTCTTCTTCCGCATCAAAGATTTCATCACCTTCTTCCATTCTTAAAGTATCGTAGGACACCTTTACAGGAACAGAGAAGCGAGGTCTACCATTTCGAGACTTGATGACGTAAGCTCGCATACGTCCTTCGTCAAATTCTTCCTCAGTCTGGTTCAGAGACATGGCAAAATCGCAGGTACGAATCTTACCATAAGAATCACCTAATTCTGCGTCGGTAATAATCTTTACCATGCGACCTTGGCGATTCGTCTGTGTAGCAGTCCATATTAAGATATTGTGCTCCATAGCCACTCCACGAAGCTCCTCCGCAATCTTCTGCTGCGCTTGGTACTCTTGCTGAATCTCTCGCGTAGGACGAAGTAGCTCTAGGTAATCTACGATCAAAAGATCAGGCTCGAACTCGTTGTAGTTCTTTAGCTGGACCAAAAGATTACGAATGGTATTAATGGACGCTTGACCCGTAGGGAACTCCTTGATAACCAATTCACTTCCAGGGAAATGCTTCTTGAACATATCAAGACGCTCCTTGACAGTAAGTTGGTTAGCAGGATCCTTCAGCTTCATCTGAGGAACCAATGTCATTACCGAATCGAATCGTTGTGCGATCTTATCCTCACTCATTTCTAGCGAGATGTACAAGACCTTTCTACCTTCCATCATGGAGTGAACACCTTGGTTCACTAGGTAAAGTGATTTACCAACTCCAGGGGGAGCAACAACCATAGCCAATTCTTTCGCCCCTAAACCTCCCTCTAGAGACTTATTAATGGCTGGCAGAAGGGTCTTGTACTTCTGATCTTGCTTCTTGTTAAAGACGCGATCCCAACGATCAGAGATTTCACTGAAATACTTCTGACCTGTATCAACGTCACGATTGATGAGCAAAGCCTTCTTAACAATGGCTTCAACTTCATCCATACGGTTCTCTTTAATCAGCGAAATACTTTCTGCTATGGCAGATTTCATCGCCTCCTTCTTGGCGAAGTTCTCAATCAGGTCGAGCATATACTCTGTGTTATTAACACTAGAGGAATCAAGGTTATTGATATTGAGAAGCTCGTCCTCGTAATCGGAAACGCTTTCTCTGCTAGTTAACGTAGGCTTGATATCCTGAATGATGAAATCATCAGTAGGAAGTTTGCCATACTTGTCGTAGTACGCCTTGATCTTCTCGAAGATCTTCGAGTGAGAAGGGTAGTCGAAGTATTCAGGCTTAACTAGGTTTACAATTTGAAGATAAAAATCACGATCAGACTTCAACAGGTAGATGATACCTCGTTGAATATTTTCAGAAAAATCGTATGCCATGCTATTGTTGTTTTTGGGGTTTTGTAATGTCTAACTTGCTTCCACTGGCTTCTTTATAGCCCAGTTTATTTGCTCTATCATAGGCTTCTTGCGTTAGTTTTTTAGCTGATTCTACTTTGTTCTTTGCTTCAGATGAAGATACTCTTCTTGCTTTACCTTCAGATGCAAACTTTTCATAATTTATATAAACTGGCTTGTATCTATGAGATTCATCTAACATAGCTCTTTTACTTGAATCTATGCTTGTTCTCAAAAATCTATCCGCAGCATCCTTATCGTAACCTTTTTCCATAACTTTTTGATATCTTCTTCTTACAGTATGGAAATCGCTTGCTCCCTTTCCACCATTACCTTGTCCATCATCTTTAAAAGATACACCTACATTAGCGTTCTCATAATAACGACCTGAGAGCTTTTTGCATTTTGGACACTTAGTTCTGGTAGGAGCTTTGCCCATTTGGCAATCCCTCTCCCAAAATATATCACAATCTCTGCAAATCCACTCGTATAAGGTCATATTATGCTCCGCATTCTCCACCAGTTAGAGAGCAAGCATCACCATTCTGCATACCAACTAACTGATTTTCATTCTTACGCATATACTTATTGATGTTCTCTTCAGTTAGAGGAATAGCTTGTAGAGGCTCATTACCCTTAGAACCTGCACGATACACAGTAAGACCCTTTAGATAGGGAGCATAGTCTAGTGCAGCCTGAGAGAATTGTTGAGGCGTTGCAGTCGAAGGTAAGTTAATAGTCTTCGAGATGCAGGAATCAATAAACTTCTGAACAGTGGCTTGAACCTTGATGTGATCTTCAGGAGTTACATCGTATGCTCCAACGAATGAATCAAGAGGCTTGCCCTTATCGAAGTATTCTTGGAACAGAGGATCAACAACTAATTGCTCCTTCCAAACATTATTCTTGCGATAGCGTCGATTGTACATCGCAGAAAAGATAGGTTCGATGCCGCTCGAAACCCCGTGAAGCATTGAGATCGTGCCGCAAGGAGGGATTGTAAGCATTACTGCATTACGAATACCGTAACGCTTGATAAGCATTCGGATTCTGGCGGGTAGAGTCTTAGCAAATTCTTCATTGAGATATTTGCGAGAATCAAACTCAGGGAATGGTTGCTTGTCGCGTGCAAGATAGATCGACATCTTGTATGCTTCATCACGAATTGTGCTGAATAGTCTTTCTAGGAACTCAAGACACTTCTCACTACCGTAACGGATGTTGAGTTTGATCAACATATAATGTAGACCAGTAACACCTAGACCAACTCTACGAGAACGCTCACCAATCTTCTTGCATTCTTCAGTTGGGAAAGTATTTACAGTTAACACGTTATCAAGGAAGCGGATTCCAGTACGAACAGTTCTAGCGAGACGCTTCCAATCAATGTCGGAACCATCTTCGAGAACCATGTTGCTTAGATTAATATTACCTAAGCAGCAGTTACCATATGAAGGTAGAGAAATCTCACCACAAGGATTGGTAGAATCAAGACGCTCGAAGTAAGAAACATTGGTGTAGCTATTTGCTAGATCAATATTGTAAATACCAGGATCACCAGATTCAACTGAGTTCTTCCAGATGAGATCCCATAGTTCGCGTGCCTTAATATCACGCTGACCGATCATTTCAAATGTATCTGTCCACTTAGCCTTGTGGAAATTATTTGCCCGCTCCATAGCATCATCAGGACTTGTACCTAGAACACTTATAATGTGCTTATCGGTGACGTTACCATCCTGATCTAGTGTATTGCGACAAATATCATAAGAATGATACTCACGATTATTGAAAGTAAAGAACCAAGGCTCATTAAGTTCAACAGCCTCTAGGAAGCGATTAGTAATTGCAACCGAGATGTTGAAGTTGTTTAGCTGACCTTGATCTAGCTTAACGTGTAGGAATTCAAGGAGGTCTGGGTGAGTTACATTAAGGATACCCATAAGAGCAGTTCTGCGATTCTTACCAGCACGAACGTGTTCTCCAACTTCATTAATCATCTTAAGGACGGATACAGAACCTGGAGCAGAGTTCTTAACGCTTCCAATGTGATCACCCTTGGGACGAATCTTGGAAACATTAAATCCAACTCCACCACCAGCGCAGGAAATGCGATACATATCCATCACGGTCTTACCGATGGAATCAACATTATCCTCTGGGATTATAACGTAGCAGTTAAGGAGGTTGTGTCTACCTCCATTACGTCCACTACCGAAAATGATGCGACCACCAGGAATAAAATCCCCAGATCCGATGGCATCGTAGAAAAGCTTTTCTACCTTCTCCTTGTCATCATCACGCTCGGCTGTTGCCATCGTCTTTGCAATAACCCTAGCACGTTCAGCCCACTTTGTTTCGCCTGGATATGCATAGCGTGATTCAAAAATTTCTTGTCCTAGACCTGTAAGATTTGCGTTAACCATATCACTTTCCTTTTAATTTAGATATTCCGTTAGACTTTATAATAGTTAGGGTCTTTGCATTGTCCATTAAAGATTTAAGATAATTATTGTGAGTAATTACAAATAAAGTACGGTCTTTCTTCAATTCAGATAGGAGTATATAGAGTCCTTCCAAACCCTCTCTATCTAGATTCTCACCTACTTCATCAAAAAACATAATGTTAGTTTTCTGGTTGTGAGATATCTTAAGTAATTCCTGTAGACCCAACATAACTGCAAGACTGATCTTCCTCTTCTCTCCACCAGAGAGTGACATATAACTAATAACTTCATTGTTATGTGTTATTGTCTCACTCAGTTCTTCATCAAACTGAATGAAGAATTTACCCTGTGAAAGGTGTGACAAGTGTGCATTAACCTTGGAGTTAAAATACTCTAGAACATTTTTTATAACATACTTTACAATACCAGATTCGGAGAAAGCTTTTTCCCAGAAGCGCATAATCTCATACTTATTATTAAGATCTTGCTTTTCATCAAATGCTTTCTGCTTCTTAGCTAGGGTTTCTTCTTTAAGAGCTTCATAAGTTTGAATGTCTTTTTGAATAGATTTGTATTCACTGATCTTGTGATACTCTGAAGATGATATTGGAGGAGCTACTATCTTAGCTTGCATATCTTTTACAGAATCTTCTAATGTTTCAATTTCGGAATATATAAAAGCTCTTTCCATAAAATGATGCTTAATATTACTTCCAGCAATCATTTGACCACAGGACTCACAAGCAGATTCTTGTTCTGGATTTTCTATGAGGTATGTAAGCTTATTAACTTTAGACTGTAGCTGATCAATCTTCTTATTAGTATGCGCTATTTCCCACTGTAACTTACTATTCTCCTCTTCCATAAAGATAATAGAATTTAAAGAAGTCTCTAGAGCTACAGCTACATTTGATTCTTTTATTTGTTTTGTAATCTTTTCCAGACGATCAAGTTCTTTGTTAAACTTCTTAACATAAGAATCATGCTCATCAATTACTGCGTCGCACCGCTTAATCCCTTGAGTATATTGAGACTTTAAATACTTTACAGACTCTCTGAGATCAAATAGGTAATCCAGATTCAGAAAATTCTTTATTATAATTCTCTTATCTTCTGGAGTAGCGTCAATAAACTCTATGTTATTCTGCTGACCGAATACTGTAGACGCCAGAAATACTTTGTAATTGGTGTTTAAAGTAGTCTCAATTAGTGTCTGTGTTGCAGTAGCATTCTCCTGCGTTAATTCTTTATCACCTACAAAAAAACGAAGGAACGTGGGCTTCTTCCCACGCTCTATTACAACCGTATCATTTACTGTGATACGGACTGTGCATCCCTTTTTATATGCATTATTAATTAAGGCTTCTTCCGTAGACTTACGAATAGTCTTACCAAACAAACCCCAAACTACTGACTCAATAATTGCACTCTTACCAGATCCGTTCGAGCCACCAGTGTCTTTATTAATACCCTCTACTAGGATTATCCCATCAAACTTATCGAACGATAGCTTTACATCCTTAAGAGAGTAGAAGTTAGTTATTTCTACCTTGTTGATTTTCATAAATTATTTTGAGTCCAGCCAGAAGTTCTTCCTTAGGTATTGACACGTTACTAGAATTGATATAATGATCTATTACATCGTTGTCCATGACGTTCAATATAGGATTGCTTCCCGTTACAAACTCCTCGTCATCATCTAATAGAGGTTTATATTTAATCTCTACATAAGGAACCTTTAGCGAATCGCATATAGCTGCTGCGTTATGCTGATCCTGAGCTATGGTATTTATATTTAATCTTACGAGAGCGTACTTATCTGGACCTGAGTATTGCCTGATCCATTCTAAGTTTTCTTCTACGCTATCATAGTCTATTACAATATGTTTTGGACCTAGTTCTACAGGAACTAGTTCAAGTCTTCCGTCAGTAAGGATGCCGTAGAAGCAGTCTTTTCCTGATTCGTTGAAGCTGGTGGTGTAAGGGGTTCCGAGGACCGTAACTCTTCCATTTTGTCCTGCTTTATGGATGTGTCCAAGTATTGTTGGATTGCTAAAATCGGATAAAGACAAATTAAAATCGGCATCACCAGCAGAGTTAAGCACACCGTTGTAGCCAAAATGGCCGAAAATAATATAGCCGTCAGGACAAAGTGACAAGTCTTTTTTAATAGTTTCTTCATTTTCATAATGTGGAATAAATACCCATTTGTTTTCATGGTCAATATAAGTATGTGTTATTACTTTAACTTTAGGTGATTCAAATAAACTAAGAGCAGTAACCCCATCATCAGCCTTGGTTACGCTATCGTGATTACCCCTAAGTATATATACATCAAGCCCTATTTCTGTGAGCTTGTCTATCATTTCTTTCAAGGCAATTAAAACCGTAGGTCTTGGGTTCCTATGCATCATAAGATCCCCCAAGAATATAATTTTATTGCAGTCTGTGTTGCCCTTACTTATATTTATAATAGCATTCTTCTGAGCCTCCATCATACCTAGAGGCTTATCATCAAAATGTAGATCTCCAATTACTAATGTTCGCATAATGCATTCCACCCATAAGGGGCTATATCTTTTATAATAGATCCAATTGCTTCCGCATACTCTCTGGTTTCTAATTGAGTATGGCTATCGGTTCTCAGTTTAAACATATGATTCCAACCAAGCAAGCTACCAGTAGTTACAGTTGTAGTATACATTGATTGAGGTAAAACCATGCGAGCCATCTCTGGAGCTACACCTTGAAATAATAGACAGTGATACTTTGCTACAGAATCTTGACAGGATTTTTCATACAAGTCTAGAATATCCTGATTATATCCTTCAGAAAAGATATCTCCTGATCCTTGCTTAATACCTTTCTCGGGACGCTTTCTAAATTGGTAGGGAGTATAAAAATCTATTTCGCCATCTATGTATCTTCTGGATACTTCGCTCCAACTAAATCCTACCTGATGCTTACCTAACTGACGCAAGACAAAAATAGGTGCATAAATTCTAAAAGTGATATGAGGATGACGAAAAGGTAAAACGTGTCTATGCTTTGCAAGATAGTTAATAAGTTTCTCGTCAGATGCTTTATCGAACTCTTCATGTTCTTTATCAAAAGAAGCTCTAGCTGCGTTAATTATTAATAGATCTGCATCAGGGGTATGGCTAATAAGCTCTACAAAACCTTTATTTAAAACAAATACTTTATTCATAGCTTAGGTACACCATTCTCAAAGTGAACAGGCTCACCTTCTCCGAAGGACTTGCCAACCTCTGCTTCAATAACTAGAGGCACGTTAAAGTTGATCTTAAAGATATCCCTGATAGTAGGATAATTAACCATCTCATCATAGAGAATGGTAAGGGTTTCCTTCACTTCATCCTCTGGACAAATCACTTCAATTGAGTCGTGTACCGTAGCAACAGGTCGAGCCTTCAATCCTGCTTGCTTGAATCTTCTAGATGCTCCAAGAAGCGAGCATAGAAGAATATCAGAAGCAGCACTTTGAATTGTAAAGTTCAACCCCTGTCTCAATGCTCGATTAACAACAGTTCTATCATCACTATGAACGTCAGGAAGGTTACGCTTTCTGCCAAAAATAGTATATGCAAATCCGTTCTTCTTAATGAACTTGTTAACAAACTCCATATACTCGAAGATTGCTGGATAAACATTCTTGTAGTCCTCGATTATCTTTTCAGCACGCGACATGGGAATACCCATAGTTTCGCTAAGGTTAAATGCACCACCACCGTATACGATCAAGAAGGAGACTGTCTTTGCAATCTGACGTTCTTCCTTGGTAATCTCTTTCTTATTAAATAGGAGCTTGGCAGTATAGGTATGCAGGTCAGCACCCTCGTTGAATGCCTTTTGCATATTAAACTCCTTAGAGATGTGAGCAAGAACTCTGAGTTCCATAGCACCATAGTCAGCAGCTATGAAAGACCAGCCCTTAGGTGCGGTAAACAAACTACGAATGTTATTCTCAGTCTCTCTTGGGAGAGTGTGAAAGGAAACACCCATAGCCTCGTCTGCATTATACGCAGCACAAGACAGGCGACCAGTAGCTGTACCATCAAATCTAAAATCTACATACACCTTATCATGTTGATTGTACTTAATCGCATTCCTAGTACCTTCAATATAAGTCTTAGATAGCTTCTCAGACTTACGAAGATCCAATAAACCCTTGAGGAACTTCTTAGCTTCTAGCAAATCCTCTGTGCTCTTCTCAGCAATAACAGACTTGCTAATACGCTTACCTTCATCTCTATGTTGCCACTTACCCACGCTTACTAAGCTCCTCATCAATTTGTTCTAGCAGGAGTTTTAATGTAGCTGCTGCCACAGAAGGCTTCTCTTTACCAGTTCTATCGGGAGGGTATAACCCCATGCCTTCTTCCCGTGTATATAGAATCTCGATCAGGTCATTATTAGAGGATAGGTTGTCGGTCTTCTTAACACCTTTGCAATAATATAAAGCATCTTCCTGCTCAACATTAATATCTCGCAGTTGCTTACCTACAGATTGTAGCTTGTTAGGATCGACATCCAACCCATTGTATTCCATGTCTGCGAAGGTTTCAATAGAAGGCATAACTACCTTTTCGATTAACTTCATGGAAGTATGCTCCTCCATTTTCTCCTTAATTAGGAGAAATAGCTTTCTAGTAAAGTAAGCATCCATAGCGTTGCCTTCGCAACACTTGGAAAGCTCCATGTTCTTCCAATCAACCTTTGAAGGATTATCTACTGTAAGCATTAGAGGTTCTCCAATTCATCTGCAAAATAATACTTGGCTAGGTCCATTAAGCTCTTAGGCATATTCTCGTCTAAGAAGTGGTGCATAACTTTAGTGTCCCAGATGTTAACTGGGTGAATACCTTTGTTCTTCAAGAACTTGATATCGAACTTAGCATTGTGAAGGACCTTAGTGCTGTTAGGATTCTCCAAGATTCTCTTTAGATTAGAGATCAATTGAGGATCATTCTTGAAAGGGCTGTCCTTGTGGTTAACAGGGATAACCCAAGTCTGATCCTCTGCCGAAATAGCTATGGTCATTATCTCGTCGGTCAAGAAATTAAGACCTGTAGTTTCAATATCTATCCCTAAGATATCATCTGAAGATTCTAGCTTCTCAGCTAGTGCATCAACGTATTCCATATGCATGAGTGTCGTGTATGCAAACTTCTCAGATGATCTCTTGCCAAGAATATACTTCTCGTATGCATTCTGGATATCGGTCTTGAATAGTGCAAGATGTCTAGGTTCCTTGATGCACGAATAAGGGTGATAAATGGGAACTACCACACAGGTAAATCCTGATTCAGTTGAGAACGTAAAAGCCTTACCTCGCTTATTAGTAATACCACTCTTCTTGAGAAGCATCTTAAGAGCAAGGTTGCCACACGCAAAGATTAGCTTGGGCTTAATCTTATCTATGGTAGCATCCAAGTGAACACGACATAGGTTCATGTTCTTGGGAGACATATCTGCTTCTCCAACCGAAGGACACTTTACCGATGCGGCTGTAACGAACTTATCCTTATAACATTCGTTAATTAGATCCATCTCAGGCTTAGAGAAAGCCCAAGGCGCACCATGCCTATACTTGATCGAATCGGATAGGAACAGCGTAGGAGCCTCCTCCAGATCCTTGTAATCCATTACGGAATGACAAGGTTTATCCTTATCGAGGATGCTGCAACCCTCGCATAAAGGGTTAACTGCCCCGATTCTATGCCCTGCGTACAATTTATTAAGATCAAACATACTATTATAGTGTATGAAAAAGAAACATTACATAGACAACAAACGGTTCGAGGAGGTCATCCTATTATACAAGAAGGATCCCAAAAAGTACGAGGAAGAATTAATTTCTTTATTTGACGTACTAATAACTAACATCGTCGAGAGCTTCAAATTTAATGTAGATCCCGACGATGCCAAGCAAGAGTGTTTTACTTTAGTGCTTAAAACTTTGAGAAATTTTAAGCCGAAGAAAGGTACAGCATTCAATTATTTTACGACCATAATCGTAAATAACTTAAAGCTACTGTACACTAGAGAAAAGAAATACGCTAAAAAGATTGAAAATTATATTGAAAACAACAAGGACTTAGTTAGTTAGCCTTGTGCCTCTTGTGCTTGACAGGAAGCAGGGTTTTCATTATCATTGGTAAATAATCTTCTGAGTATATGCCTTTGGAGCTTAAGCTAACCAAGTGTGGAACTTTGTTCGTGTTATAGATAACAAAGCTATGAGGCATATAGAAGCTATCCACAATGTAAAGAGGTTTACCATTCTCTACATTACCATAAACTTCCTTTAGCTTTTCCACCAAGCGAATGCAGTGATCATCCCACAACGATATAAATAATACGTTGAAGTCGGACTGCTCCCGCTTATGGTTCTTAATTACCTTGTTTAAATCGTTTTCTTTTGAAAGAAAGTTTAGATTATACATCAGAGTGGCTTGTTAAGAATGCCCTCACCGTCTTGTAAACGAACACCACCATCCTCATCCTCAATTACAGTAATACCTGAGGATGCAAGCTCTTCCTTATTCTCAACAGCATACTTACGAACTAGTTCCGCAAGTTGCTTGTTAAGAGCCTCAACTCCCGTGAGGAAAATAGTCTTTACGAAATCATCCATGCTCACCTCTTGAGGCTTGCACACATCCGCAAAGTTCTTAAATGCAGTCGCTTCGTCCTTTGAAAGTTTAACTTGAAGTTTCATTCTATCTCTACTCCGTTCGTCAATACGAACTTTCCATTGGTTTATGTCTAACTTGATATTATTGGTTTGTTTAGAATCCATTGGACTATTATAGTGTACTATGGAAGATAATTACGATATTTCTAATCTTAAGAAAAAAAAGAAAATTAATAGCCGTACAAAGGGGTCATCTTTTGAACGAACCATCGCGGCTCAACTAAATGATAGATTCAAAACTACAGAATTTTCAAGAACTCCTGGATCGGGTGCCTTCGCAAGCACTCACAAACTTCCAGATCACTTAAAGATTCATGGAGATTTGATCACACCTAGAAACTTTAAATATTGTATCGAATGTAAAAAAGGATATAATAAAGAAAGTTTAAATAGCTTATTAAATAATAGCTCTGAGCTTTGGAATTTTATTGAACAATGTCAAAAAGATTCTGACAAAGCTCACAAGTTACCATTAATAATTTTCAAGCAAGATAGACAACCAACTTTAGCTGTAGTCCCCTATGATGTAGGGTATAAATCTAATAACTACGTTGAATTACATAAACAAGATAGGTATTACAGAATGTATTTGTTTGATGAGATCTTAGCTGAATCAGATTCTATCTGGTTACTTTAAGAAGTGTTTCTAGTAAATCCATCTGACCACGCATAAACTTGTATAAAGTTTCAGCATTAACTTCTTGAGGAACATTTTCTCTTTGAGTTAATCTATTCATGGAAAGCATAGTAGCCTTAGAAATCTTAGTAACAAATTTAGTAGTTCTTCCTACCTCAGAATCATCTAAACCTTCAGTTTTTAAATTTAATTGTCTAGGAGTCTCACCAGCTTTTGATGGTGTACTAAATTTTATACCTGCTTTAGTATAGTCTATACTTGCAGGATCGAAAGATCCACCTTTCATTGATTCAAATAATTCATTATAAACATCATTAGTTTTAAATGATATTAAATCACCACGTTCAGTTGCTAAGAATGTAACTGCATCATCTTTGGAATACCCAGTTATTGCTGACATTCTTATCAATGTTTTAGATGCTAATAAAGCCGTAGCTTTATCTGATCCACTAGTTAATTCAGAGTATTTTTGTATTCTAAGTCTTCTGGATAAATACTCAGCAATCCTCTGCCTATTCTCTTCATGTTCGTATTTTGCATCTATTGTTCCAGCTAACTCTGAATCTTCTATATCAAAAGGTAGCTTTTGTTTTAGAAGTTTTACAATATCCTTACATACTTTTTCAGCAGATTGAATCTTTAACTTGCCAGTAGCATCTTTGAATACTTGATCGTTTTGTAAACCTTGTATTGTTTTTTGTATTGAATTTTCAATATCTGTAAATAATTTTTTACTTGCGTCAGATTCTGTTCTATCACTGAATAGTTTACTATCAATCTTTGGTAGTAAATTTAATGATCCCTGAATTTGTCCAGTAAAATGACCAACCATTCTATGAGAACCTTTGATTTCACCAACATTACTATCATCTATCTTTTGTAAAAACTTTTGGCTGATTGAAACCTCGTATCTACCAGTCTCTGGATTAAGCACTGGAATAGCACCAGTCTTTTGTGCAAAAGCATTTGCCTTAGCTTGATCTGAGTATTGGAATACAACATCACCTTTAGTTCCTGTATCTGTATCTTCTCCACCAGTTGATATTTGTTTACCGATGTGACGAACCCCATCAGGTTTTGCTTCATTATAAATTCTAATCATTGATTTACCAATGACTGATAGTAACCCTTTTATTGCTGTGCTATTACCAAATACCTCAGATAATTCTTTAGAAGCTTCACCAAATCCTGCCGAATCTAAATCAAGTGCTCCTGTCTCAATTCTCTCAGAGAAGAATTGAGCGGCTTTTAAATATTGTCTTCTTCTAGTAAATAAATAATCTAAGAACTTTTTACGACCAGCCTCTCTAGTTTCAGGATTTCTCATCTCTGAGATAAACATTAACGTATGCTCTGCTAGTTTACCTCTTAAATCATTTAAGAATTTTTCCTTAACTTGTCCTACTTTTACAATTTCTAAAGAAGCACCTTCACAGTTTTGTTGCATTCTTTGTATTGCAATTTTTTGTATAGGGTTTGCAGCAACAACAACACCCTCATTTGTATTTCCACCAAAAAAAACTAATTTATTAGAATCTGATTTATCGTACATACCAACTCTGTATTTTATTGAGTTGCATTTTTCTTCAGATATATTATCTTCTAAGAAAGACATTAGTAAATCATTAGATCTAGTTGCTTCATAAATTAACGCTGGACTCATAGGCTGTTCAGAGAAGTCTCCTTGATCGTTTAAGGATATAGAAGTTCCTCTGGTTAATTTATATTCAAAACTTCTGGTACTTAGTGGATTAGTGAATGCTTGTACATTTCTAGCTAATCTTTCTACGCTACCTCTACCACCAGTAGATGTAGCAACTTCAGCTTTGTACCACTCAGTCGCAGCCATCCCCTCAATATACCTAGCTGAGTTACTAATATTTTCTAAAGATCCAGGACTGGCTCCAACCATAGTCAATCCATTTCCTGGAGTCTGTGCTTGTATAGCAGCAGCTTGAGCAGCCATTTGTTCCTCGGGAGTTTGTGGCTGTTCTTCTTGTTTTGTATCCTCAGGCTTTTCTTCAACACCCTTACCACTCATAGCATCAAGCAAAGTTTGAATTGCTTTATCTTGTGCATTCTTATCTAATGGTTCTTTTTTTGCATTAAGAGTAGCAATATTTCCTTGACCATCAAATATTGTAAAAGTTTTTGGTCCAATCTGAACACTTACGCTGTTATCTTTATTTTTTCTATATGTATATTTTTCTAGACCAGGATAATTTATATTTACATAACCACCACCAACTGGAGCCTGTAGTAATACTTGTTTTAATTGACTAAAGTTTGGATCGCTATCAAATGCTTGTTCATTAATAAAAGTAATTTTAAATGTGCGCTTTTTTAGCTTCTTATAACTGTCTAGTAATTCTGAGAAGTAGTCCATGATACATTATAGATAAGAAGAATAGCCCAACCCGCATTTAATACAGGCTGGGCTTTAGTTCACATTACAAACTTAACTAGGATGGATTGCTATAGTTGTAAACATTCATGAAATCATACTTGAACATTACAGTTAAGGTGTGGAACTGGTTAGTTGCATAGTTAAACTCGGATGCAGTCCATGATGTAGGATAAACACCATAAAGTTCTATAACTGAGTGAGGTTGTAGTGTATTGTCTAACATAACAATCTCAGCAACTTCAGCCTTAAATGTGTTTCCAAAACCACCACCTGGTTGTGAACTCTTAGTCATTTCACCAGTTAGTGGATCATAAGTATGACGGAAGAATCTAAATAGATCAGCCGCAGTCTCTCTTAGATAAAGGTTATCAAATTCCACTGAAAGATCTTGTGGCGTAGTTTTTCCAGGATAGTGAAGCTTATCATTTACTCTGTCTACAACAATCGCTTCATTCTTTAATTCCATACCACTAATCTTCTTAGCAGCTAGAGTTAAATCTTGCACGTTTGTTATATCGGCAGGAAGACCTTTGAAGTGTATTTCAAATTGATAAGCTCTTACCGAATCAAGGTCTGTTGATACTGTAGGAAGCCCTTGGCCTGGAGTAAATTGTCTACCGTACTTTTGTTTATAATAAGATGTAATTGCCATATATTATCCTTATAGTGTACCTAACTGAGCCGATTGATTAGTTAGGTTAATTTCAAAGATGATGACCTCGGCAGTCTTTGTGGGCTTAATAAGAACCTTAGTCCACATCTCATTTCTATCAACTCTTACAGGAGTGTTAACTGTTTCATCACAGACAACTCGGAATTCTGTGATACCTCTTCTTCTACGAATATCATCTAGGAAGGGGTTGATGGCTGCTTCTACTTGTGCCCAAGTAAACTCATCGTTAGGTTCAAAGATAAATCTTTGAGCAGCTTGTAGAATAACTTTTCTTACATAAATCATTAATCTACGAACATTGATTCTGTCCAAAGCACTAGCAGTTCTTTGAGCAGTTCGTTGACCGAAGATTGTTATACCTTGTTGAGCGAAGGATACTATTGGGTTAACTATGTTTCCACCACTGTATAGACTATCTCTATCTCCCTGATTAAGTTTAACTTCAACCTCTGTTGGTTTTGTTAATCTACCTCTAGTGAATCCAGCGGGTGCAAACCAAGTTTCTGATACTGCATCTGTATAAGCCATTTGACGAGCACCAAAGATTGCAGGATCATACCAACGATCTTTACCATCAAATGTTGAGAATACCTTTACCCAAGGCCAATATACAGCAGCATAAGAGCTGCTTATTGGTGCTGTTCTTGAGTTTGCAGTAGTAGAAGACCTACCGTTAGTCCAATCAATCGCATTTTGAACACTTCCAACACCGTAAGGTGGAGATAAAAGTGCTAAGAAGTTTTGAGTGGTTTCTGCTAAAGTAACTAAGGCATTTTGAACGGACTGGGTATGAATACCAGGTACTAAAGCGATTCCTACGTTTAAAGTAGGATCGTCTAATGCTTGCATACCAGTCTTGGTATCCCCTGTTGATGTTCCGATAAGAGCATCAGCAGCAGTAGCAGTAGCATCACCGTTAGTTCCACCTGCCATACTTACTGTACCTTGAATTAGTTTAATAAATCTACCACCAGCAGTATTAGGTGTTAAGGTTACTAGTGTTGTGCTAGTAGCATTAGGGCTTAATACAGGATCAAGTGTTCTATAAGAAGCAGTAAATGTTCCTGCTCCAACTAAATCAGATAGTAATTTAGCAAAGTTTGTAAGTCTTGATACTGATGCATCAGAACCACCCTTAACTAAGTTACCCTTAATAATTTGTGATGTAGTATTTGTTGATCCAGTGTTAATCATATCCTCTATGAAAACTCCAGATCCGACAAAGCTAACTTTAAAGGTTTCTTTTGCAACGCCATCTTCATTAATATCTACTATGAAGTTTTGGGAACCTAGCTCACTAATTGTTACTGAGTTTCCACTAGCAGTACCAAATGTAGTTGTACCAGCGTTATAACCAGCTCCTGGATATAAACTTTCAATTAAATAACCAACACTATTTGTTCCCGTAGTTTGGAACGTAGCTCCAAAAACTTTAACAGCGGAAGCAAATAATGAAGAAGCTCCAAAACTGCTATTTAAACCACTTACGGGGTTAATTATTTTTAATGCAGATACTCCGTTAGCTTCACTAAAAGTTGTTCCTGTACAAGCAGAAACTCCCATGTATGCACCAGATCCAGCGAAGCATCCTACGATAGCTCCAGATAGTCCTAATCCAGTTGCGCTATCTCCAATAGGAGAACCATCATCAAAAACTCCAACTAAATCAGAATCTAATCCACCACCAATTATTGATCTTAAAGCAGCAGCTTGTGATAACCCAGTTCCTGTTGGAATTGCAAAATCTTTTCCAGCCCCGTTATTTTGTGTAAATTGAGCTACACCATTATTATCATAAACTTGAATTCTTAAAGTTAATGGTCTACCTACTCCGAATCCAGAGTTTATTTCAGAGATTGAAGATACACCAGAAACTAGTACAGCAGGACAGACTCCTAGAGGTATAGTGGCTGAGGCATTTAATGAAGTGCCTCCGACTGCTCTAATAAAATATAAAGAATTTGTTTGTTCTAATATCTCTAAAGCACCTTCAAGACCTTGACCTAAAATGTTTTCAGAAGGAGGTCCGAATGTATCAATTAGGTTATTTTGGCTAGTTATTAATGTAGCCTTATTTGTAGGTCCTTTAGAAGCAAAACCTACTATACCTACTATAGAAGTATTTACCGAAGGGGTGTATTCGGAAATATTTTTTTCAATGGTGTAAACACCTGGGCTAACGTAATTTGGCATTTAGAGTCTCCTATGCATTGGATATTTTAAATATGCGTCTTCTAAATAAATTCTCAATCTGTTCTGTAATGTAGCTCTCTGGAACTACAATTGATTCACCTGGTTTTAAGTATTTTTCCAAACAACCCTTTTCGGTATTAAAATAAACCGCAAAGGTTTGAAGGCTATCATTTTTAACTACTTTCATAACTATTCCTTTATCTGTATGTACTATACTAAGAATTATTTTTTGAGAAAAAATTATGGAGATGAATAAACTCTAGATTGTGCTGTTAAAGTGGTTGCTGCTGCATGAGGATTGTCCCCATGTGGGCTTATTGTATTTCCTATTAAAACTATAGGAACATTCTCAATAGTAACTCTAGAAGGTGTGGGCACTATTTTTCCTGCGCCAGCAAAATCCAAACCACCCCTACAAACTCCAAGGTTATTACCTATGAAAACCCGAGTGCTACCAGTCTGAGGATCCCCACAACTAGCAGGACCTACAGTAGAAACTAGTATCATCATACTTTTGTATCAACCTTTATTTCTTCAATCTGACCAGTAGATGTAACTAAGAATCTAGGACTTGGGATATAAGTTCTTAAAACTACGTTTAAAGTTTTTTGTAAAACTCTATCTTCTTTATCATTAGCAATCATGGATCCTACCGATTCTTCTTCTGTTATAAAAGCTTTAGCTAATGTAGAAAATGGAGTAGGCACGTTCATCTCTGGATTAAACTTTAATCTAACCTGTTCTAATATTTGATCCATATCAGACATATACTTTGTCCATATGTTTATTTGATATCTAATATTAACTGGTCTTGGAGATAGACTTAATATTCTAATGGCTCTATTTTTTTCTGAGTCCCAATATTTCTCATGAACAAGAACACTTTCATATCTTCTACGAGTATCATCGTTTTCTGATATGGTTTGAGATATAGAAATTATTGGTAGAATTATATTGTTTTCTTGATTAAGTTTTGCTATTGTTCTTTCTGCATTTCCATGAATACATTTAACACTAGTAAACTTATCATCAGATGTAAAATATCCAACATCATTAAAAGAAGCAATCATTGATCTCAAGCATTCTTTGTAAACAAACGATACGTTATGTTTAGCTTGAGTCATTTTGAATATTCTTTTTCTTACATCGGTTTCTCTGGTAGGATACTTATCTCCTCTGCTAGTAAAAGCAGAGGAGTCCCATGATGTAGATAAATCATCAGAATTATAATTAGCTCTGATCATTGTCTATTCCAGCGTAACCACCTAATTCATCACTAACTTTTGTTAATGGTGTATCCTGAATCTCAGAGTTATCTCTTAGAAGTTTAGCAGAACATACTAAGTGATAAACTCCATATGCTTCAAAACTATCTTCTACAACCTGATATATTTCATACTTTTGATTTTGAAAGAATGGCTTAATAATATCACCAGGAATTACTGAACGACCGATTTTTCTTTCAATGTAACTCTTATTAAAAGTAAACATTTGATCGTTAGTAAGTTGAATTCCAAACTGAGTTAACTCTTCTCCTAAAGAAATAGGATCATAGTGTCCATGAACTACTATAGGAATTTTAGCAATAGGTTTTGTTCTAGATTCCATATAGACAGGATCATATTCATCAGTTTGATAATATTTATAAAAATAGAACTTGCTACCAGCCAAACGAATCAACTCGTCATCAACTAAATTGAATAAGTTAATGTCTGGGTTTTCTTGATCAAACATATTCAGAAGGCTTTCGCCATCTGACACATCTGGTAGCTGAGGTAACTTTGTAGTTACTTTATAGTTCTTTTTTGCCAATTATTATTTTCCTTTATACATTCCTGCTCCAACTTGTTTAGCCGTAGGCATTTCTTTTGGTAAAACATCAGTTGGTTTTGATTTTTTTGGTTTTGGGTTTTTTTGTTCTGCAACTATACCTAGAGCCTCTGCTAAGTGAATACCCATTTGATGATATACACTCCATTCCTTTTGTAATTTCTTCTTCTTGGCTTTCTTCTTCATGGCTTCCTTCTTACCTTTCATTTTACCTTTCATACCCTTTAAACGTCCGGCAATAACGTCACCTCTAGTAACTTTATCATATGGTGGATATAACGCTGCTAAATCTTTTTTCATAATAATCCTTTAGAATAATGTGAACACTGGTGGTTCTTCAATTTCAAGTAGAAGCTCTTCTTTGAGCTTTTCTTTCTCCATCTGGCTTGATTGTAATAAATCTCTACCATTTAATGTTGCTCCACCACCAGGAGATGGAAGTGAAGAATATTTTCCTCTTATTTCACCAAGGATTCCCTTGGCAACAGCAAGAGCAAATCTTTGAATCCAGTTTTTATAATAGGGATGCATCGTAGCAGTATCTAATGCACGATAAACTAGTATTACAGTTTCACCATCTACGGCAGGTGCTGGATACAACTGTAAAACATTACCATTTATTATATCCCAAGAACCTTCTTGGCTTAATACTTTTCTAATCATCTCTAAATTCATCTGCATTAGATAAAAATCAGAGACGTTAAAGTTAGACATCAAGAAGTTATCTTGAAAGTACTTAATAAAGAAATCAAACTCAAGAGTCCCAGCCATGTTCTGGAAACTAAGTAAAGATTTCTTATAAACGCAATAGGTTAAATTATAAGCAATATGCGTAGGAATCATATACATATTAACATCAGCAATCGCATTAAATGCAGCCATTTGTGTCGTCCAAAATGGAGCATGATAATCTAGATTGGTGATAGCTTCATCTATCGCAGTCTTAATTTGAAAGTCTGTTAATTCAACTCTTACAACGGGATGACCTAAGCGAGCTAATATAAAATCTTTTATAGTCTTCTCAAAGAGAGTTAACTCAACACCCTCGTCAAATGTGCCAGTATTTAGTTTAGAAGAATCTATGGCTGTAGAATATATGTCTGTATCTCCAAGATACTTACCAGCATAAGTACCAAAGGTATCTCCATAATAAAGTAACACAGGATCTACTTTTACTACCATATTACTCTTTTACTTTCTTATTACTTTTGGGTTCTTCTAATTTAGGTTCTTCGATTAGCTCTAAGTATCTAGAATTTATTAAAATCTTAGACTCAAATAATTCAGATGGTCTTATCTCTACTACCTCTCCGTCTATGTGGAGAAGCATATTCCATCTGCATTTGCTTCTATATTTATACATAATCCTTATAGTTATATAGGAAAGATAAGGGGCCAGAGGACAAAAAATCCTCTGGCCCTTTTAATTAGTACCTATTCAGTTATTAGTAACCTAAGCTAGTGTTACCTAAAGTACCAGTACTTCTAGCGAATGGTGTGAAGAGGTAGTTAGCCGTTGGACCAACGATTCTGATCATGCGATAGAATCTGTTGTATGGCTGAATCTGAACCTTACCATAGCGGGTGAGGATACCCTTTCTTGGCTGGAAGGTTTCAGGATCCGTAATTGTGGGTAGCTGTTGTAGTGGGATGTATGGGGCGTAGATGAATCCAGCGTCCATAGCATTTGAACCCTTATAGCCTACAAGGATTTCATCTTGTGGGAACATGGGGTCAACATAGAGATCGTAACGACCCATGAACTTGCCCTTGAACTGAATGCTGTTGGCACCCATGTTTGTTGGACCATCTTCGCGGGCGATACCCCCTTCTAGCTTGGCAGCACTTTCTAGAAGTGAAGCAACTAGTGGTGAAGTTAGTAGCCAGTTACCAGGACCACGCATTGTGGTACGGTAAATATCTTGTGCAGCAAGGTTAATAAGTGCTAACAAGTTTGCATAAACTTCACCAACGTGACGAGCATAGAATGGAACTGTGCTCTGTGTAAAGTCTATAACAAAGACGTTAGATCCTGATGCACCTGTTACACCAGCTAATTCTTTATCAGTGGTAGTTCCTTGACCACCGTTAAAGTCGTAGGTAAACTGTTGAGGAATAAAGTCTACAACTCGTTCGTTGCTTTGGATACCAGGGAAAGATCCTAGGCTAACGTAATCATTATCCATTAGGTTTTGGTTAGCACCACCTAATGTACGACCACGGAAACCGTAAGCAATCATGCGAAGATCTTCGATGAGTTCACGGTCGATTTCAAGTTGAAGTTCCTTCGAGAGGAGTTCAGTTAGTTCACGCTCTAGATCGAGATTGTGATAAGCCTTGAGATCTTGCGAAGCCTCAAGAGTCCACAATGCACGCATCTTACGAGTGTTTGCTACAACTGCCTCTTGCTCGATGTGGAAGGTCATTTCAGGGATGCCCGTTCCAGTTAGACGCTCACCTGCTGATAGGGTATATCCATAAATTGCACTTGTGTTAGGCCAAGCAGCAATTGAACCACCGAATGTACCTGAAGGAGCACCAGCACCCACTAATTGTGTAGAACCACTTAGAGTGTTTAGTACGTTCGATACGTCGAAACCAGCACCAGCAGCAGCATCACCATCTAGACCTGGGCCGGATGCAGCAAATAATCCTGCCGCAGTTCTAAATGTACCTTGTATATTAGGTGCTGTATTACCAATAGCATCTTGTCGCTGTGAACCAATAGGCCAAGCAGCACCACCACGATAAGTTAGATTATACTTGCTATAAATGGTTTGACGAGTGCCACCAATAGCGCGAGTATTACCAATGTAGAAAACCTGTGAGACGGGTCCTTGCATTGGTTGAACACCAACGATCTTGTTAGCAATTAGGTCTGGATAAACTCTACGAACTAGGGGGAAAGCGAACTTTTGGAAAACGCCAAGCTGACCAGTGGTGGTAGCGTTGGCAGTAACTTCATCAAGCCGCTCTTGAACAATCGACTTTGCTTGGTTCTCAAGAAGTTGAGCCGTTACACGACGAGTGTAATCGTTTCCGATGCCCTCAAGGACAGGCTCCCACTTTTGGACAAGCGAATCATCTGTACGATGCATTAAATCCATAAATTAAATCCCTTATTTATTTTGGGAGAAGGGCATGAACTTCATGACCTCATCTGTTAAGAACGCATTTCTATTATGCGCTCTTTCTTCAGTGATAACCTTATCCGCTTTGGTTACAACAACAGCTTGTTCAGAGGACTTAAAAGCCTCATCCCGAGCAGCGACTAGATTCTCGACCTCTTCGAGAAGCTGTGCTTTTTGACCCTTGAGTTTCTCAACAGTACCCTCCGATAGGGATACTTTATCTTTGAGAACCTTAACAGTGCTTTGAAGTTTTTCATTTTCAACGACAAGCTTGTTAACTTGTTCGGTTAAAACATCAAACTCTTCCTGAAGTTCACCATGTTGATTGGTCATTTCAGAAAGAGCATTATCTTCATCACCACTGTTAAGTTCTAGAGCCATTAAAGTTCTTACCGATTCAAAGAGACGGGCATTACGGAATACTTCGTTCTCCTCACTTAGCTCAGTAAGAGCTTGTTCCTTAAGCTGATCTACTTTGGTTCTTAGATAGGCACTAACTTTTGCCTCAAGTAAACCAATCTTCTCTTCGACTTGCTCATTAATTGTAGCGTCTACTAATTGAAAAATAGCTTCAACAGTAGACTGGTCAAGTCCTTCGGGAAGAATATCAGCAATATTCTTTAATTTATTCATGAATAATCTCCTAGGTTAAATATATCTATTAATGATTCTTTAAAAAAATAAATTTTTTTAAAAAATGTATGCGTTGTTTTTCAAGTCTTCTTAGGATTCTTAGGTTCTTGAGGTTTAGGTTCTTCAGGCTTAACAACCACTTGTTTTACTGGATGTTCTCTTTTCATATGAGAATGAGGAT